CAGCCTTGTTATACCAGGGCTCGGGCATCTCTCGCATGAGTGAGTCGTCACCTCCGAAGTTGTCGAAGTTGGCAGACAGTCTAAACGACTCCCGTGCGCTCATACCATTGTTGTAACGTGCCAGAAAGGCCACGAACCAGTTCACTACAGTGTTGCCGACACTGGTGTCTGGCGAGCCACTCATTTGGGTCAGCCAAGTGGAATACTTGGTCCCAAAGGTGCCTCTCCCTGTTCTCATGATCTGGGACATGAGGTCCCTGTTAAGGTCCTTATGCCATCCAATCGCAAAGAGCCTCCTGAAGAATCCCGTCAGTAGAACCCTGCCGGGCTCGCATTGGTGGCCGTCCATTCTACTGAAATCCCCAGCCGTGACAAATTGCGCGTCTCGGCAGGTTGCTACGACTTGCGTGGCTACGTCTTGGGGACACTTTGAAAAAGCATAGCACGGGAATTTCTTTAGGTGCTCAGCTGCGGCATAGCAGAACCGGGAATAAGACACCTTATCAACTGCTCCGATTGGTGTAATGTTCCTTGGGTCGCTACACTTCTGCACTGCCTCTCGCTTCAGGAAAGCATTAACTATCCGGCCGTAAAACTGCCCAGATTGCTCCGCTTCCCTTGCCTGGTTCCTCTGGGCCGGGCGCGCTTGCTTACGCTCTACTTCAGCGTAGTCTACGGGCGCCAGCCTGTGCGGACGTGGAATCAGTAATTCGAGGAAGGCATTCATGGCCTTGAGCAGGTGAGTGCCCACGGCCCGAGTAGTCTTCGCAGCTTCAACTCGAGTTTGAATACTGCGGATTTCGTTGCTCTTGTTACATAGAGGTGCGTAACATCCGTCGACAATAGCGTTCATGAAAGGCTTCACGCTTTTCTTGTCGTGCTCCGTCGAAGGTCCGAAGGAGTAGTAGTTTACGTTCGGGCGTTTTACTACTCGGTCCGGAGCGTAGATTCGTTGCAGCGGCGGCAGGTCCGTGGTGCTGAAGTAGGCCTGGGCCAGTTTGGCGGCGCTCTTACGGTCAGCTCGTTCTGGATCCAGGTAAGACTCGACAGTCGCACTCTTGAGAATGCGTTTGTCTCTCATGCAATCCACCGCGACGCATCTAAGGACTGCTTGCTCTTCAGCGTTAAAGCTGGCAGAGAATGAGCTTCCTTCGAGAGCAATGCTTATGTCCGCGGAGTTTTTCATCGTTTCCACGACAGTAAAATTCGCATGGTTGGGCTTCAATCGCTCCAGGTATTCGTGTTTCGAGAAAATCTTCGAAAGGTAGGCATAAATTCCCGTGATGACGGCACCCGGGAAAAGGCCGATTATGTACCTAGAGTCTCCAACACGTATTTTCTCGACATTGTACACTTTGAGCTTGTACTTGGGTATGCCTAGCCACCGGTCTTTGAAATCAAAGCCGGCTACTGTCAATACGTCCGGATAGTTCCACAGCTCGTGGGAGTAGTTGCCTCCTCCCGAGACCACATAGTTAATTTTGTTGTCTCTGAAGCTGTAGAAATGGTCCTTGCCTTCGTAGCCCGCGTGTTCGGGTACGATGGAGTACAGCAAGGTCGGTTGTTCGGTCGTGTCCCCACGATGTTTCTTCGTGAGGAGGAACGCTTCCATATCCATATAGTAGTCCACGTCTATAAGGATTGGGATGCTGTTCGGCACTGGAGGCAGGCAGTCCTCAGCAACCAGGTAGTCCTTAGCCCAATATGGAATAAGGGGATCGCCCGGGAGGTTCTTGCGTGCATCTGATGCGGAATGTTGGATCATGTTCGGCTGGTATCCCAACCCGGCCGTATACTTTTGACAATGCAGTGAAGCGGCCGAGCGGAGAGCAGCGGAATGGGGGTGCGTGTGTCCGGGAGTTAAACGGACCGGCACGAATGGGGTGTTGACGAAGGTCGCCCGGAGCTCTGGATCCGCTACGAATGTGCGAGCTCGACGGGCGCGTCGGGTAATTACCCCCACTAGTCTTCTGTGGAGGCTTTTGAATTTCTTCAGGATAGTCATGTTAAGACTTTCCA